CACCGAAACCACTGGATTCACACGAACGTTCACCGATTCAACATTATCCGCTGTCCGATTGCGTATTCAATGGCCATCACTCTTTCAGCAAGCCGATAATGGCGATCTGAATGGGTATTCGATTTCCTATAACATCGCCGTGTCGACGGATGGCGGCACTTTTCAGACGGTTATAAACACAGCGGTAAGTGGCAAAACCACGACAGGCTATGAACGAAGTCATCGTGTGGATTTGCCGCAAAGCGGTTCAACCTGGACCGTGAGACTAACCCGAACCACACCTGTTCAGAATTCCGCGCGCGTTGGCGATGCGATGACGCTGGAAAGTTATACCGAAGTTATCGATGCCAAACTTCGTTATCCCCTGACCGCGTTGTTATACATGGAATTTGATTCCCGGCAATTTTCCGGGAACGTCCCTCAGATTACCTGTGAACCAAAAGGTCGTGTTATTCGTGTGCCAGATAACTACGATCCAGACACACGAACCTATTCCGGTGAATGGGACGGCACGTTTAAATTCGCATGGACCGATAATCCCGCCTGGGTTTTTTATGATTTGGTTGTGACCGATCGGTTCGGTCTGGGTGACAGGCTCACCGCTGAGAACATCGATAAATGGACACTCTACACCGTTTCACAATATTGTGACGAGCTGGTTCCAGATGGGAAAGGGGGAAGCGGAACCGAACCGCGTTTTAAATGTGACGTCTATGTTCAGAACCGATCGGATGCTTACACCGTCTTTCGTGACTTTGCGGCGATATTCAGGGGAATGACCTACTGGGCAGGCGATCAGATTGTTGCGCTGGCCGATATGCCGCGCGATGTGGATTATAACTATACCAACGCCAATGTTATCGATGGTCAGTTTGCTTATTCCAGCTCGAACACCAAAACCCGCTACACATCCGCACTGGTTTCCTATTCCGATCCTGATAATGGTTATGCGAATGCGGTTCAGCCTGTCTTTGAACCCGATTTGGTCACACGCTATAAAACCTTTAACCAACTCGAACTCACGGCGATCGCCTGTACACGCCAGAGTGAAGCAGACAGACGCGGTCGCTGGGGCATTCTGACCAATACTCAGGACCGCGTGATCACGTTTCAGGTCGGTCTGGATGGGGATATTCCCTTACCGGGTTATATCATCGCGGTGGCCGATGAATATCTGTCAGGTCGGGTGGCAGGAGGTCGGATCAGTTCGGTGAACGATCGGGTCATTACCCTGGACCGCACACCAGATGCCGTAGAAGGCGACAGGCTTCAGCTTAACCTTCCTTCCGGGATCTCTGAGGCCAGAACGATTCAGTCCATCAGTGAAAATCTGGTGACGGTCTCAACGGCTTATTCGGAAACCCCTGAACCTGAATCGGTCTGGGTGGTCGCATCCGCCGAAGTGCTGGCCCAGCTCTATCGCGTCTCGATGATCACGATGGATGATGACGATAACTTTAGTATTACCGGCAGCACTTATGACCCGTCGAAATATGACGCCATTGATAACGGCGCGCAGCTCGACAGCCGTCCGATCAGTGTTATCCCGGCAGGAACCCAGAACGCACCGCAAAACATCGTCATTGATGAATACAGTGTGGTGAATCAGGGGATAAGCCTTCAGACCATGCGGGTTCAGTGGGATCCGACACCGAATGCGCTTGCTTATGAGGCGCAGTGGCGGCGTAACAGCTCGAACTGGATCAATGTGCCGCGTACCTCGACGATTTCCTTTGAGGTTCCCGCGATTTACACCGGGACTTATCAGGTCCGAGTCAGGGCGATTAATGCTGCTGAAATCTCATCCGGCTGGAGTACGTCCGATTTAACGGACCTGACCGGGAAAGTCGGGAATCCACCGTTACCGGTGGGATTCAGTGCAACCACTGACGTTGTCTGGGGGATCACGTTAACGTGGGGATTCCCGCCTAACACGGAAGATACCCTGAAGACGACGATTCAATATGCGACAAATGCGCAAGGCACTGACGCAACCTTGTTATCGGATGTGGCTTATCCCAGCCATGTTTATGTGATGCAAGGTCTGTTGTCGGGTCAGGGGTTCTGGTTCCGCGCGCAGCTGGTGGACAAAACTGGAAATGAATCAGGCTTTACTGACTGGATCCACGGCGAAGCCTCAGAAAATATCCCGGATATTATCGGTGATATCAGCAATCAAATCGAAGCGTCACCCGCATTTCAGGCGATTAATCAGAATATTGCCCAGAATGCTGCCGCGATTCTGGAAAATGCCCTTGCCAATAACGCCACCGTTAATCGTCAATATGCCCAGTTTGGCGAGGTTAACGCGGAAATTCTGACCATAAGCACAACCGTCGCGGATCAGAATCAGGCGTTGGCCGATTTAGAAACGCGCCTGACCGCCGAAATCGGCGATACACAGGCATTGATCGATGAAAAACTGACGGCAAATATTCAGGATGATGGCACCGCCGCCGCGACATTCTCGCTCGAAGTGGGTGTGACGCGTGGTGGAACCTTCTATTCAGGCGGGATGGCGGTCGGTATAGCGCCAGATTCCAGTGGCGGCTATGTGTCGACAGTGGTTTTCAGTGCCGATCAGTTTGGGATTTATTCTGGCGGTTCGCCGGATAATTACAATCTGGCGTTCAGCGTGTTCAATGGCCAGACCTTCATCAATCAGGCATTCATTCAGGATGCCTCGATTACGAATGCCAAAATCGGCGATTTCATTCAGTCAAACAATTATGTATCTGGGTCGATAGGCTGGAGCATTAACAAGAATGGTGGGGCTGAGTTCTCGAATGTGACGATTCGGGGAACCGTGTTCGCTACCACGGGACAACTTTCAAACGTTATCGTCGATCAGACGTGTACAGTCGAAAATCTGAGAGCTGAGAATATTCAGGGCGATTTGATGATTGGCTCTGATGGCATAGATTCCACTAGCTTTCCTATAGGTGGGATTTTCCCAAATCAAAATCAACTTTACTTAATAGCCACGTTTCCCGGTGCTCCTTTCGTCAGGAGGGTGACTTTTACTGAAGCAGTAGTTTTTTCAACAGCTGGCCAGAGGAATCATGTTGAGTTTGTTACTTCTACGGGCGCAGTAGTTTACGACTATGATTGGGGAAATCCAAACGGAGACTCAAGCAAGACAAGATATGTCAGTTTTGATATACCTGCTACTGATTATAATGTGACTGATACACTTTCTGTACGATGGGTATCAAGAGGAGGGTCAACATATAGTGTTACTTTTACAGGAATTATGTTTATCTTTAAATCTTCAAGTAATATAACCTGGAATTCCTAATAGAGTTAGAATTTGACTCTATTATTTATTTTGAATTAATTAGGATTTGACTATGTTTAATTATATCGGTTCAGATGTCATCAATGGTTATCACATTGGTGATGAAAATAACACCATCGTCAAAAATGAAGTTTATCCAATTTGTCGTTTCCCAGGATCACAAGACCTCCGCCGCCTGACATTCTCTCAACCCATTGTTTTTACACAGACAGCTGAAGATACAATTGAAATTATTAATGAATTGGGTGTGGTGGTTTATGCTTTTGATACAGGTGAAATCACCGAAGAAAACCAACGCATTGAAAAATATGTGACCGTGAATGTTCAGGCAAGTAATTTAGCTGTTCAAACATTGGGTGTGCGCTGGACCAAAAATGCAGGTAATGTCAGTGCCAATTTCTCAGGAAACGTTTTTGTTTATAATGCAAATTCAAAGGTTGATATGGGTTAATAATATCTAAATAAAATAAGCCCGATTAATTCGGGCTTTTTCGGAGGATGTATGGCCCATGTTGGCAACCTCAGTATGTCTAACTTCATGCGAAGTGTGAAAATCGGAAATATAGATCAATCAGGGCCGCCAGTTCCAGCCGGAAAGATTCTCCCTTTTTTATCGCTCCGAGGCTGTGACAAAACCCGTCGATTACTCTTTTCAGAAACAGTGTTCTTCCAGAATCCACGATCACAAACTGCGGTCGATTTTGTGGATGAGAAAGGAAATGTGCTTTACACGAAGGCTTTAAGGTGGGGAAGAGCACCCAACTTTTTTCTTTATCTCGATATTCTGAATACTGTTGAGGGACGAGAACAAACTATTGGCATACGGTTTCAGGACACCGGTTATTTTCATCTTGAATTTAACGGTTTCATCTTTGCTATGGAAACCGACAATTTAATTACCTATTACGATCAAATGTCGACAAACATCCTTCAAAGTTAACATCGGGTGAAATATTATGTCAGCGGGATCATTATCAGTCACCAATAATTCGAAAATTGTCACCGGAACCGACACGACATTTACAACAGATTTAGATTCCGGCGATTTCATTTTATTTGTCATTGGCGGGACAACCTACACTTACCCCGTGATTTCAATTGAAAGTGATACGTCGCTGACGCTTGTGGATGCCTTTGTTGGTCCGACCACATCAGGTGTGAATTACAGCGGTGTCCCTCAGGGTGAAATGGTCTCAGTTCCAATGGAACTAATCTATCAGACAACGCGCGCCATTCGTGGATTGAACCTCGATAAAGATAACTGGCAACAGGTTTATTCATCAGACGATCCGATCACGGTGAACCTTCCAGATGGTTCAACTTTTACGGGTCCGAGCTGGCTGGAAGTTTCACGGGGTATCGATGCGACAAATCTTGATGCCGCCAACACGATTGCCGATCGGATGGAAGCCGCTGAAGATTCCGTTCAGGCGTCCGCAGATGCTGCGCAAGCTTCAGCTGATGATGCCGCCGCCAGAGTTGCCACCATTCAGCAAAGCGCCGATGATGCCGCCGCCAGTGCAACCGCCGCAGCGGATAGCGCTACATCATCCGCAACAAGTGAAACCAACGCCGCAAACAGTGCTACAGAAGCGGCAACAAGTGCTTCGGGTATCACAGACCAGCTGGAACGGGCGACTGAACAGGCTGATCGTGCGGAAACAGAAGCCGATAAGCTTGGTAACACCAATGATTTTGCCTCGATTCTGGACACCATCGACATCGAAGATGGCGGTGTGACGTTCAAAGGGAATGTAGGGGGTGCGGATGCCACAACGGATAATGAGTATGTGACCCTTTCTCAGCTCAATGTGGCAACCAATCAACAGCCATTGAATGCAGATACATTTGATGATCTTACGACTTTGGTTCCCGCTGAAGCTGGCCATCTTGCTTTCTTGCGCGAATATGCCGCTGGCACAGGATATGGTGGCGGAATGTTTATTGCTGTCGCAGGATCAGCTACCGGAGACGGTGGGATGACTCAGGCTGTAAATGATGATTTCCACTGGCGGCGTTATATCGATGAAGCGAAAGCGGATGTCACCATGTTTGGTGCGATCCCGGATGGAACCACCGATTGTGCCGATGCGGTCGAAGCCATGTTTAACTGGTACACCGGCACAGGCAATATCTTACAACGCGTGGGAATTCAGTTCCCGGCAGGTGAATTTGCTTTTTCGTCGATTCCTGCAAGTACCACTTCCATTCCGATGTTTCGCTGTGTGGGGTTAGGTCATGATCAACTGGGCTATAACAATCCGACACGGATATTCTTAATCGGGGATGCGGATTCTCTCTGTTTTGATGTGGTGGCACGATGGACAGAGATCGGAAACCTTCAGATTCAGGGCGACGGACTCTCAAAAGATACCGTTGTTCGCCATTTCTTTCGAAATAATGTCACGCAAGGTCAGCATGTTCGCGTATTCAACATGTATATTCAGGATGTTTACGGACGAATGTTCCAGCTGATTGACACACTGGATTCAAAATTCAGTCAGGTCTATGCCCAGCGCGGTCATGATAACCTGATCCGTGTTCTGGCATCGGGTGAACTCTCATGGGACCATTCGACAGCCATCGAAATTTCAAATTCCACGATTCAGAATTTCCGTGCTGACAGCGATCAGGGTGGAGTGTTCTTCATTCCCCATTGTACACAGGCGATGATGTGGAACGTCTGGATCGAGTTTTGTGATTACCCTGGCAACTTGACCAACGGTGAATGGGCCATTCACGATCTGGCGATGGAGTCGAACACAAACCCGCTTTATATGGGACAGACCCGTTTAGTTCAATACAGTTGCAGCAATGCTAACGGTGCAGGGATCGACATCCTCACTGATAAAAGCGTGAATAACATCACGGGGGAATATGAAACCCACACGCTTTCTTCATATGAGTTCGGTCAGGTCTCGATTTATTCACACGGGATTTATGCGAACGCCTCACTTCAGGCGTCACTGGTTTATAGTGGAAAGGTCTATTCGAATTCTGGGAATGGTGGGGCGGTATGGGTCCGGCTGGGATATTTTGTCGGTGCGGCAACCAGTGAGACCTTTACCATCAACATTACAACCCGAAATGGTTTCGCCACGCCTAATGCTGCACGCGGTGGATTAGATGGAAACTGTGTTATTACCATTCAGAATCGCAGTGCAACCACTTCCACTGTGACATGGCATGGTCAATCAGTCGGGTCCGGTATTCTTGCTGTTCGCTATGAGAAACCTTTTGCAAGTGACACAGCGCTTTATGTTCAGCTGGCTGGGTTCAGTCGAATGGGTGTCACAGCACATTCGACCGGCACCACTCGGATCGATGCCGGTGTTCACTCTTATGTGAACTGGGATATGACATCGATTGCCGATGCCGATCTGAATGCCATTGATGGACTGATGACGCCACTTAATCTGAATTCATGGGGAACGACAACAGCCGGTTTAATTGCGGATGGCGATAATAACATTCTTGATATTCGCACCACTGCCCTTGTCGAAAACAACACGAATAAAATTCAGATTCGGGTGAATGGCACCGACGCTAAAATTCCCTATCAGACCAGCCAGTTTGTGAACATTGGTCACTGGCGTGTGGCTGATTTACTTGCCGCCACAGCGTCACTGGGAGATGTCACAACCGTTAACACATTTACGGATCAAACTGGTGTTTCACATCCACAACAGGCGGTTAAATATGACGGCACCAATTGGCGCACAATGGACAGTCAATATATTGTCGTGTCAGAAGGGAATACCGGTCTTCCCAGCTAAATTCACTGGTCTGATTTGTTGTAAGTCCGTTAAATGATGTTCCATTTAGACTCCTGTTCGTTAAAAAGATTCGCATAGAATGGGAGTTCATGGAGATTTTTGTAAATAAAATGCTGAGAAGAGTCCAATAATAAAGGGTTATTCTCATGCAACATTCGCAACTTACTGTCCAATTTAATGAAGAAGACCAGAACAGGCAGAATTCCCAAAGCTTTCTTAGTTATGCTGGACGGGATTGTCAGATCCCTGGCTTCTTCATCCCTAAGCCTTACCGCCTCGTTAAATCCGTTTACTGTAATGAGTATCGGATCCTTTCTGATGACCCCGAACCGAAAACCCTCTTCTATATCCGGTTGTTCGAACCCGATGATTATGTGAATGCCTGGTTTAAGAAATCCCTCCTTCCGAATGACAAGATAACTCAGTGCCTGGTGTGGTCTTCACTGGTTCCACATCAACATGATGCCTTTCAGTTTCTGGCGACGAAGTTCTTCGAGTTTTTTTTAGAGAGCTACAACATCGCGATTGGCATTGGCACGATGACGCTATGTAGCGCGCATTTCTGGGAGGGAAGAATTTTATCCTCCTTCAGCGATCCACGAATCGATGTCTATAAATGCGACGGTAACGCGATTGTTAAAGTGCCGAACTGGCTGGAATTTCAGCTAATTTGGAGTGAGTTTATCTATAAATCCTCTGAAAACATCCATGATCTGTCAGTGATTTTAATCAGTAAGAACAAAAACTGATTGAAAACAGGCGGCATTTGCTGATTACAGTGAATGTTTAACAGGCAGGGACGCCAGATTTCACTTTTTATATACCAATTACATGAAATATATACAGATTTTATGCGTCACGTTGGCGCTTTATTATATCCCGATCGTCATTGCCTGGTTTAATGTGAACCGATTTTCTCAGTGGTTCGATAGGATTGGGGCGATTGGTGTGGGGGTGTTCTCAGGCTGGCTTTTCTGGCTGGTGATCTATTTTATGAGTTGAAAAAACCGGCTTCACAACAGAAGCCGGAAGAGTCAAAAGGGGGAGACTCTTATAATCAATGAGGTGGATCCGTCGCGAAGCGACAGCCACCTATTATTCATGATTTTGCCGTGGGATGAAGATCAAACTGAGCGAGTTTTTGACGTAGAATGATGTAAACAAAAACGTTTACATGAAAGGACGAAGTCGTTAACATGACCTTAAGCGCAACAAAAATGTTTACAAGGTCAGGCAATGAACAAGTCAGAATTTTTCAGTTTTCTTGACGATAACCAGTCAGAAATCATCATGGCAGACACGAAGATCAAAACCGTCAATCGCGGTTCAGTCGTCGAAATCGCGCTGTCAATTCCAGGTTACGCAGCGTTTACACTTTCCCGCCACAAACCAAACAGTCAGAAACTGGCAGAAAACGAAGTGAAGTTTGCGCGCTGGTTTATGGAATGGAGTGAAATCGAATCTGTCGAGGTTCAGACCATTCAGCAAGCGGCGAAAGATATCATCATTACCCAGCCAGCACCTGCGACCGATCTGTTTGATGTAATCGAATTCATTTCGATGCGTACAATCCCCGGATTCTGGACACAAAAAAAGCCGGGTCGGAACCCGGCGAAAGTCACACAGCAAAAGAAAGATAAGGAATATCCTCAGACATCCTCGCAACAGTTTAACGCAATGCATCTGGTTGTTGCGAATCTGAATTATCACTTGTCGTTCATCCTGGCGATGATCAATCTGAGCGAAATTATTACTTATGTATTCATTCGCCGAAGGCGCAGGGTTAGACTGCCTGAAAGGATTCATCGAATAGAGTCAGTTTTGCTTTCAGTAGTGGCTCGAACTGGTCGCGGACCTCCGAGGATAACAGCTGGGTAATCGCGGCAATCTCAAGACTTTTCAGAATTATAATATCGTCGATCGATCGGTGTGAGCATTCACGCTGATAACTTAATGCCAGTTCTTCAATGGACGTTTCATCCAGTTCAAATGAACCGGAAGTGGTTTCATGGACGAGATTCGACACAATAAGTTCGGTTAAGTTATGAGTTCGTTTAATGACGGATTCAATCACTTTCTTTTCCGAGAAATTTGAACAGAAGAGGATCATTCCAAACAGAATCACGAAACATTCTGTAATGATGGTTATTAAATTATTAATATCTTCGTGGATCGTACTGATATCTATTTCAGTTGCGAGATAATCTTTTGCCAAAAGGAAGTGTTCGGCAAGAAATATCACGCCAGCAATAACAATAAATAGTCCAATTAATCTAAATATCGAAGTGTGATTCCTTAAGTGATTGAGTATGTTGAAAATTTGTTTTACTACACCAAAGGAATTGCAAAATCACAAGCAATGCGAATTTTCTTTTTTCGTATATTTAATGCGCTTACATATCGACTTAAGTTGCAATTCAATTCGATGTTTAGAGTGATTAACAAATCGTGAGGTGGTAACTATGAATAATCTAAATTATAACCTTCGGGTCTCAACTGTCATAGAAATGACATATTGGATCAACGATCATATTCGGACGGAAATTCAGGCATCGGACGTCACAAAATTCAGTGGTTATACTCATTGGCATTTTCAACGCTTATTCCGTGCCATCACCGGTTATACGTTGTCCGAATATATTCGCATGTCACGCGTTCTGAATGTTGCGACGGATTTAGCGAACAAATCAAACCGGATTACGCATATCTGTTATGACAACGGTTTTTCTAGCCAGCAATCGCTGGCGCGACTATTCCGCCGTTACTTTGGCTGTACGCCGTCAGAGTTCCGCGCACGGGTCACACTCGATCCTTCATACTTAGGTAAGAAGATGACCGAAGTTCTCCAGATGAACAGCAAAGCCTGTCCATGCAAGTGTGTTAACACAGAGAAAAAATCACGCAAGTTTGTTCCAAACCGTCCTCACACACCCGATCTGGGGCGCTGGACTGCATAAATCGCTCTCTAAGCGCCTCAGCGCGCTTTTTAAAGTCACATAGTGGAAAACCATAACAATGATTAAAACTCAGTCTGATACACAGGATTTTGCGTTTGTTTCGATCGCTATCATTACGCTGATCTCCCTTGTAGGGAAACCACCAACACCCAAAGAATCGAAAGCGGCGACAGGGCTGATTCTTTCCACGACCGATCTTCTTCTTAACTATGATTTTGTGATGGGCGCGAAGAACTACCTGGAGAAGAAAGGGAAGGAAGATCTGATTCACTTCCCGTCACAGGTTTTTGACGAGATCGGAAAGCTTAATCTGAGTCCCGAACATGCCGCCCTGGCGATTGATGTGGGTGTGAAGTATCTGAAGAAGAACGAACGGATCACCCAGGATAAGATTTCTATCATCGAAAAGGTTTCTGTAAGGCTGGGAATGCCATTTAAAAAACATCTTTCATTCTGGTTGACGTAACAAAAAAAGGCGCGATTAGCGCCTTTCTTTTGAGGTTTTAGCAGAAGACAGCCTTCGCCATCGAAAGCTTTTGTTTTCGGGCCTGTAAGCCATTCTGACCGCCGTTAATGGTTTCGGTGATACTCACCACATCATCCCTGTCAGCGACTGCATTAAGTTTGTGATAATCCCAGAACGCACCCGCTGAAAGACAGCCTATGGAATGCTGACAAAGGCGATCAGGATAAGTAACAACGTCAAAAGAAACATAGTCTGAAAGATTCAGGTAATTCGCTTTGCCACTGGTCTGAATGAGACCGCGACCACGATAGTTATAACCATCACCCGAATCGACATCCCCATTTCCGTTGCGGTTGGCATAAACGATATTGCCGATCATGCGCTGATTGGCGGGATGGTCATCATTGCGGCCATAAGCATTCGCCTGTTCGGGTGTGATATGGCCCTTGAAGGTGCTCAGAAGGTTGGCTTCTGAATAATTCAGGGATTCTTCAACCTGAACAAAACCGCCAGATTCATAACCTATCTGGGCGATGAAATGCGAAATCCGAAGTGGGGTAGTGATATCAAACTTAATGAGGTTATCAAGGAGGGGATCAAACCAGAAACCACAGAGAGAATCAGAAATGCCTGTGGCTTTTTGAAATTCTTTGGGAGTGAACATGGCTTTCTCTTACGTTCAATATGAGAAGAAAACTTAGATGTGGTCCTTGTCAGTATGGCATAAAAACAAACCCCGAATGTTACAGATTCGGGGTGAGAGTTAACCCAAACCTAAAATGACAGCCAACAATCGTTCAACTTCAATCATTGTGCTGTGATCTAATTTGCCAAATGTGGGACCAATTCGGGATCGTTTTACCGCACTGATTTTATCAATCTGAATTTGGCAAAATTTACGCAATCCGTTCCTTTCATTCGGTAATAAATCAAATCTTACAAGTGGTGTATCTGATAAAGTTTCGCCAGTGATAGGAAGGATAATAACAGAATTATGCTCGTTAAATACATCGGACTGAATAACTAAAGCAGGGCGAGGTTTATTTGTAAAGTCACCATCGCGAGAAGCAATAGTGACGAGATCACCACGCATCATGCCTCCCACCCGTCAATGTCATCAATTGAATCATCAAGGAAATCCAAAATATCAGTCCCAGATTCACCCTCATTAATAATGCGAGACTGACGACGACATTCTTCGGCAAAACCCGGAAGGCGTGTATCAGGAACCCAAAGCTGAATAGGGCGAAGACCGCGATCCCTGAGTGATTGACGATGCCTTGCGACCCTTGAATTTGCTGTTGCCATAATCATGATCCTCCTGAGTTACATGAAACACAATTAAAGCATAGGAAGATGTTACATGCAACGGTCGAACAAGCCAAAATCAGGAATTTTGCATTCGAAATAAACATGTAAGTTATTGATTTATATGTAGTGGAATGTTGTGATTTGTCGTCAAAAGTAGTACATTTTTTCAACCACAAATAATGTTAAGTTATTGATTTAAAACTTAATTCCTCTTGACTGAGCCACTATCAATCCAGTAT